CTTTCAGCCCCTTTATAGACGATTGGAAGTAGGAATACCCATTTATTGCAATAAACGCACGTTTATCGGGTTTAGCCATTTCCAGCTTTTTAAGTGGTTAGGTTTGTTAGACAATTTAGTACGATTTGAATTATTTGAAGAAAGTTGATTATGAAAGAGTTATTTAACGGTGAAAAATTTTGCGTGTGCACTCATTCGGACGGGGATGGTGTTGGAAGTTATATAGTCCTTAAAAAGGTCTTTGGTGATCAGCTTAACTGGCTCGCAATGACTGGCCTCGGAAAAATCTCTCAGAATATCCAAAAGCTAGCATTTAAAAATAGTAACATCTTTGTTACTGATATTTCCCCAGAGCAAGAACAAATAGATGAGATTGATAGTATCTTTAATCAGAAAATGATTATTGACCATCATGAGACATCCAAAGAGTTAAATATCCCCTTTAAGAAAATTGTTAACATTAAAGCCTGTGCCACTTTCTTGGTTTATAATTACTGCACTAAACAGTTTAACTATGAGTTCACTCCAGAGATGAAAAAGTTTGTAAGATTAATTAATGATTATGATATGTGGATCAATAATGATCCTGATTCTATTCTCTTAAATAATTTATATTGGGATCTAGGAGCATATGATTTCATTAATAGATTTAAGGATGGTTTAATTAATTTTAGAAAAGGGAATCCAATATACGATAAAGCTGTAGCTTTACAAGAAAAGAAAAAGGAAGAGATTCTTGCTTTCCCTACTTGGAGTATTGAAAATCAGATAAGAGTTGTTACTGCTGGTACTCATATATCGGATATTCAATTCTATTATCCAGAACCATACTTATTCATTATTCGCCCTAAAGATCAGGTGAGCCTTAGATCTGGAGATAAACCTCTAACAGATTTCTTTAAGTTAGTTAATTCTAAAGGGATGAAAGGTGGTGGTCATTCTAATGCTGGTGGAATAAAAGCTGATAATGGATATACCCAAATGGACTTAATTGAATTATTTTACAACTTTATTAATAAATGATATAATGTATTAAATGAAGTAACTGGAGGTAATAACTGGAAGTAACTGGAGGTAATAAATGAGTTCGTTTTATAATGATCTTAAACACTTGATTAATGTGCACTCTGTAGAGAATGATTCAAATACACCTGATTACATTCTCGCACAATATCTAATGGAATGTCTAAAAGCCTATGAACATGCAACTCAGGCCAGGTTGTTTCATTCTTCCCCAAATACAGTGATAACCAAATGACTCAAAAAAAGTTTGTAGATTTAGTTTATAGAAGTGTAGTTGAAGATAACTTTGATATTTATAAAGCCTTGTTTGCTGTAAAGGATCATTATAAAATAGAGGATGAGCTTTTTATCACTTTTATTAAGAAAGATAAAACCCTAAAGAAGGATTTGGAAACCTTCTGCCAAAAGGTAGGATTACTCAAGAGAGCTAAAGAGAATGTATCAATAGATAATCTATTTTAGGATGTGAAATGATTTCTGGATTTAATGCATACTGTCTTTATTTGGGTGTTAAGAAAATGCACTTTAATAATAGCAAGTTTGATGCAAGTACTTTAAAGAAGAATCCTTTTAAGGATAAACTCCTTAATAATTGGAATAAGGAAAGAAGTTCCAAAGATGGGGCATTATTTCAAGAGATTAATACCAAATTTAACAACACTCAAACATTAGTTTTATTATATGCTTCTTATTACATTAAAGATAAGGACTTTTATGTAAGACATATTATTGATGAGAGGTACGAGACATTCAAGAAGAACATATATGAGATACAGAACATAGATAAAATTTTTACAACTGATCTGAAATCTGTTATAATATACTCAAAGGAAAATAAATTAAAGATAAAGGATCTTTTTATATCAACCAATTCTATACCTAAAATATTCAAGATGAAAATCTCTTATAATAGTCTTGTTATATTGGAGAAGGTTTTTAATATTATAGAATTAAATAAAGATATAAAAATGAATCTGATTGAGGAAAGGAGATGGAAAGATGAAATCTGTACTTTAAAACAGTACACCAAAATTGTGGATAAACATTTTAAAGATGTTAACTGGAAAGAATTAACTAAAAATTATCTAACTGAAATGTCATGCTCTTAGAGTGGACAAATAATCCAAGAACAATAAAAGGATAAGACAAATGGATTTTAAAACGTTTAAGAAACAACAGACCCAACTTACTGATGCCGTAGCAAAGATGGCCGAAGCGCCTAAAAAATCTTATCGAGATGACCGATTCTGGGGGCTAGTGAAAGATTCATCCGGCAACGGCACAGCACTTCTTAGATTTCTCCCTCAACAAGACACATCCAAACCGCCAATTACTCTTAACTTCCGTCATGCTAATCAGCCTGAAGGTCGTTGGTTCATTGAGGAATGCCCTCATACCATTGGCGAGAAATGCCCCATTTGTGAACACTCTTCATCTATTTGGCAAACTAATGAAACCGAAGCACGTGGATGGTGGAGAAAGAAGCAGTACATGGCTAACATTCTGGTAGTTGAAGATTCTGCTACCCCAGAGAATGAAGGCAAGGTTTTCTTGTACAAGTTCGGACAAAAGATTTATGATATGGTTATGGCTACAGTGGCACCAGAGGATGCTGATGAGCTTCCAGTTAATGTATTTGATTTTGATGAGGGATTGAATTTCCGACTCAAAATGGTACAGGTTGCTGGGTTCAATAACTATGATAAATCTAAATTTCTATCTACAGCTAAAGCAGTTGGGGATGGAGATGTTAAAGTTCAAGAGGCAGTATATAATGCCATTATGGATCTTGGAGAATTTCATGATCCGACAAGGTTCAAACCTTATGCCGAACTACTGAAAAAACTCGGTACGTTTGTTGGAGCAGCTGCTGCTCCTTACTCTCTTGAAGAAAAGGTAAAGAAAGAGGTTACAAAGCCTGATGTAGAACCTGCATGGGAAGATACCAAGGAGGAATCTGCAGCCGGTCATGAAGATGATGAAGATGATGAAGAGGATGAGTTTGATTTCGATGCACTTTTAAATGATGATTAATAGTCATATTCAAAAAATAGTGTAATAAAAGTGCAGGTAATTCATTTTATCTGCACTTTTTACTGTACTTTTCCTAGGAGGCAAGTTATAATGAATCATAATCAACTAACCAACTAGGAGAAAATATGAAATTTCAAGTTATTGTAGAAGACGCCATTAATCAAAAACTTATCACTGCTTTAGATACTGATTCTTTTGCAGATGCTAAAGCAGTTTACAAATCTTTAAAATTAAGTAAAGATGTTATTGTTCATAGCATCGAAACCCCTTCTGGAATGCCAACTATCACTAATTATGATAATGATTATTCAATTGCTAATCTTAGAGTTATCAGAAACCAGTACATCTAGGAGATTAATTTAAAGTTTTTGGTACTCCATCTTCCTCATTCTTAATTTCTTTAAGAAGGGAGCTGAGAGTCATTTTAACATTATCTTTACTGTCACAAACTTCACCTTCTATAGTCTTTTCTACATTCTCAATATTACGGAATTTCTCGTGTAACTTCATTAGATTTTCTGTAGCGGCATTAAGGTTCTTTGCTATAGAGGCTACTGCTTCAATAGCTCTCGGGCTTGGAGCAGTCATTGCTTCAACTGTAGCTGTGTCCATAACAGCGGAGGAGCGAATGATTGATCGAATAATCTTTTCCCGAGCTACCACATAATCGGCGGCAATATCGTGAGCAGTTCCATTAGAAGTCACTTTTACTTCTTCCAGAACAATTTCTGTCACGTCTTCTGCATCACCAAAAACTTCATCTATATCTTTCATAATCTCTTCCTTATACAGGAGGGAGGGATTGAGATATTCTAGGAACCCCATCATCCTCTGTTAATGTAGTAACAATATTTGGATCCATCCAATCATGAGTTAAGTTAACAATCTGTAAATCAAGATTATTGATAAAATTGACATCAACATGATGTATAACAGTATCAGCTGTGGTGGGTGGGTAAATAAATCCTTGGAGAATAAAATTCAGGGTTGCCCCAACTTCTCTGCTAGAATCTTGATCGTATTCATTTTCCATATTTAGATCAGTACTTTCCAATATAACCTTAACATCTCTTACATAATCTGCAAAGGGTAATTCTTTAACATCAAGAAAAGTATCAGGTTTAAAGTAATATAATATTTGTTCTAACATCTGCCAAAGATCATCTTGGTACTTACTTTTGATATTAACAGAGAAATTATAATTATATGGAATACCTTCATATATAGATTGGTCCTGACCAACAGTCCTACTGTTCAGAGAATTTAATTTTCTTACGGGATCAAACTCTAAAGATTCAATATTAAATCCAATTACTGGAAGTACGATAGAAGTGGATGATGTATCAGCATTTTGCGCAAGCTGATAAGAAAGTTTATTTTTTGAGGCATATACTAAAGGTACTTTAATATCTTTTACTTCAACATCCCCCGCATCTATTCTCTTAATATGAATATCAGAGAATATCTTGGCGAAAGCTACAATATAAGTTTTAGTTCCTGAATGATACCAATGAGCCATTATCTATCTCCATAAATTACTTTATTTAAAGATGCATCATCCGATACTGGAGACATATCTGTTGGAAAATTATTAACTGTTGAAGAATTATTAAAAGCATTAACTGAAGTTGGGGTCTCAGTAACTGGAAAATTAGCAACTTTGGCATTAATCCCATGAACCGAAACCGCTTTTGCTTGCATAGCTTCTTGACCTTTATTAAAAATAATATCTTTTGCAGTTTCTTCTAATGCTAATGCCTTTTCTGCTTCTGTTCTTTTAATTGCTGTTACCCAATCACCTTCACGTTGGAGGAAGAAAGCCTGTACTGAACCATATTTCTTATAAATTTGTTCTAGTTCAATTCCTTGTTCTTTAAGAGCTTTAGTCATTGCAGCTCTTCTTGCTTCATCTTCTGGATTAATCCAACCTTGACGATCTTCAGTATCATTTATTACATCAATGGATTGTATCATTCCCTCGGCAGATTGTTGTGTTTCTAATTCCTTAAAAAAGTCTTGAATCTTAGGGAAAGCATAAGCAGCAAGACCAGAGATTGCTAATCCTACCGCTCCAACCATAAGTCCTGATAATGCAGTGGCGAGAAATGCCTTTAATCCATTCTTGGCAACCAATCCAGCTACACCACCTGAGATTATTTCGTCTAACCAACCATCTTTGCTCGTATCTTTTTCGGTTGAATCTTTACCAGTAAAATCAAGATTCTTTAGTTCTTCCCAGATTCCTTCAAGAGCCTCAAGCGTAGAATCATCATATTGTTCTTTATTAAAATCTTCCTTTGGAGTGTTACCCAAGATTGCATCTATCATTGAATCTGAATAATCAACAAGTTGTTGAGTATTTTCCAAGATTCCAGGTAAAGAAGCATCAGCGGACATCTCTGGATTTAAAGTAATTTTATTTGATTCTAATATAGCATCAATTATAGCGTCTGAATAACTAATCAATTGCTCAGTATTATTTAAAATACCTATTAAAGACTCTGATTCTTCAACCACAACAGGATCCGATTCTTCTGGTTCCTCTTTAGCAGTCTTTTCAACAGTCTCAAGTAATTCAGCATTTCCAGATCTAAGGAATTTTAATATATCTTCGTCGGATTTCTTTTGCTCTTGTAACTTTGTTATTATGTCAAAATTTGAATTCAGATATTGTTCGTCAAATGCTTTTTTTGTACTAATGAAATCATCAAAGGAATCTTTATTCTTTACTCCATTATCCGCAAGAATCTTGGCAATGTCTTTATTATCATTTCCATTTAAATCTTCAGTTTCTTCTAATATTTTAGCGATCGCTTTAGAATCAATATTAGCATCAACTAAAACTTCTTTTAGTTTATCAGTTTCTGCTTTTTGGTCTTCTTTATATTGGGCTTTAGCTTCTTTGTTAAAATCTAATAACTCGCCAACTTTGTCTCCCATCATCATTAATAAAGGGGAACCTGTGAATAGTCCAGCAGACTTTATTAATGATCCCGGCTTCATCATTTTTTTAAAACTATCAACTTGTAGTTTGGTATTTTCAGAAAACTGTTCAGTGAAATAAGACTTCTGCTTAGAGTCAGATTTCTCAAAAGAACGATCAATATCTTTAGGCAATCTTTCAGCGACTTTCTGCTCGTCTGTTTTACCTTGAACTTTTGCTTGGGTCCCTTTATCCATTGACATTACGTTTCTTCTTTTCTTCAGTTAATTGGTTTAATAAAATAGCAGTGTAAATTTCAAACTCGTAAGGTATCATTCCTTCAATGTCACTAAGCGCATATTCAGAGTACCTCACCATAGATCCAATTGAGGTATATACATCGGTTATGTCTTTGCTCTGATATACGCCTATAAAAAATCCACGATTTTGTCTGTTTCCTTTATATTCTTGTGCTTACAATGAATACAGGTATATTCAAATTTTAACTTTAATTTGACTAAGGAATCAATTGCTTTTGATACTTTACTAAAATCTTTCTTAATCATATTACCTAGGATCTTCTCTATCAATTCTTCTCTGGAAAAGTCCATGTAAACTTTATTATCAAAAATAACCTTTGAAACTGAAGAAGCGATAATATTCAGAACATCATATTCATCATTAAAAAATGATGCAATAGTGACAGGTTGAATCTCTAATGATATATCTTTGTTAACTTTTACTATTTGTTTTAACTTTTCATCATTCTCAATGATTATCGATTTTTCTAGATCAAGTTCAACATCAATCTTTTTGTCACACTTTTGACACGGAACCGATAAATTAATCATTTCCCCATTCGATTTCATTCTGATGTTAATAAGAAGATAAAAGAAATCGATAATACTTAAATTTTCAATATCACAATTAAGGTCAAGAACACAAGAATTAATTAATATTTTAAATATCTCTAAATTATCCTGAGCATTTTCTGTAATCGATGTTAGAAGTGATTTCTCTTGTTTAACAACAAATGGGGTGATTTTAACTTTTTGCTTGGAAACTGGTAATTCAATTATATGAACTGGTAATTCTAATTGTGGTAACATAGTTACTCCTCACATTAAAAAATGTCCTTCAAAGATTGTGCTCTTGTAATCATATCATTTGTTGCAGATGATTTATTATTATAGTCGTCTAGTCCAGGCAAATCTTGTATTCTAGGTATAGAAAGTGGTAATTTTGGAAGACCAACCCCTATAGCAAATCTGTTAATAGCAGGAATCGAAATAGGAAGACTTGGCATTACAGGCAAAGCTGGTAATTTTGGTATGGTAAATGGCGCCTTCGAGTCAAAGTTAAATACATTCAATATTGATTTAAGAGCACCTGCATCGGGAGATTTACCCTTAAATACACTTAGCATTCTATCAAAATTAAAGGAGACCGATATTTCCATTGCGGTATCAGCGGAGTCATAACTTAATTCAATAGCCTCAATATTTGTTGGATATGCATTAAAAACTTCTACATAATCTACTATTTGGCCAGATCTATCGAAAACCAAGATATGTATATCGGTATCGTAATCATCCTTAAATCCAAATGTGCCTGAAGTTCCTGCCGCCGATCCTCCACCTGGGTTTCCTGTAGGAGAGCTTCTATCAAGTATCTTATTAGACCATTCTTCAAATATTTCTAAAGTTTTACCCATTCCATCAACTATAAACGTCATTGTGATGGGATCTAAGTCTGCCGCGATGGCAGACTTTCGATAGAAACCATTGTGCATGTACTTGCCCTCAACAAATGTTATTCCGGGAATTTGTACCGCTTTGCATGCCATAAATAAATGCTCTACGGAACCCTGAACTTCAAAATCAATATTCTGAAATGACACTTTGAATAAATTACTCCTGGCAACACCAGATCCAAAGTGAGATACAAAATCATTTATTGATAGCTTATTTTCCATTTATCTTTAAACCTTTTCCCAATGTGAATAAGAGAATGTAACACCAAATTCTTGGATAGTGTCAGAGTTTTCAAATCCCATATCAATAGCATCTAATGTAGTTGGCCACATGTTGATGAATTTATACTGATTAGGATTTTCTGAACCATCACGATTCAGTGGGATAATAGTTCCAGTGCGGAAGTAATCTGACAACTGAGGATCACCAACAGCGTCAGCATTTTGCTTAATGCCTTCCATCCACTGATCAAGTTGTTGGCGAATCATGAAATCCTCATCATTCATAACAGTGATTGTCCAGTCTTCGAACATAGTATCACCAGCTACTTTAATTGTATTATTGAGATACTTGACCTCAATAGGGTTAATAGTCTTTCCTGGCAGTTGAGCTGCTTTACAAGTAAATTCAAGTTTTTGACCTATGCCATCAATTTGAACTTTGTAAAGGTTTGCTCTTGCCCCGATTGTAAAATTTGACACAAAATCGTTTACAGTACTCATTTAGTTCTCCTTATTTTAAGGGGCTGAATTAACAGCCCCCATTTTCTAATTAACCTGAAGTCTTACCAATGTACTCGTTGAAATCAACACCTGTACGAGTTGCCACAAAGGTAAGAGTGATAAATTCAGCCGTCTTGGTAGCCTGAATATAAATATCACAATTTAGTTCATTAGCATCAATAACTGCAGGAGTATTATTAATTTCTGAACACTCAACATGGAACTCATAAATACCCTCACGACCTTGAACTCGACGTAAGAATGGGTCAATCATACCAACTAATTGTCTACGAGTAAATGCTGTATTCTTTTCGAACAAAAAGTATTTTGAGGCTGTACTAATGGCCTTTTCAAGAACAATAAACAATCTACGAACATCTACTCTATCAAAAGCTGATGGTTTAGCTTGAAGAGTTTTCTGACCCCAAACAACAGGGCCATCAGATGCAAAGCTTACAATTGGATTAACTTGTGCTTTGTACATTGCATCACGTTGTGCACGATTAGGATTGAATGCCAATTTAACAACATTCTTAATCTGACCTCTATTAAGACCAGCTGGAGCAAACCATGGATCTCTTTGATTGTCTGTTCTAGCATAGATACCCGCACAATCACCAGAGATTGGCACCCATCTGTACTTATCATTATACTTGTCGTACTGATATTTCCAGTTACCGTAAAGTGCTCCGTATGAAGAACTACAATAAAGAGTTTGCTTGTAAGTTGCACAGTTTGTAGCTGCAGTTCCAGCGGCAATACCAACAACATCTACCCTTGGTACATTAAGAACTGCGATACAATCCATTCTAGTTTCACAGATTCCAACAATATACTTCTGAGAGACAGCATCATTGTTACCACCATCAAGAAGAATATTAACATCAAATTCTTCTGCATTTTCAAATGTATCATAACCAAGTTGAATATCACCAACTGCAGGTGCGCCGTCTAATCCACCAGATAATGATGTTGATTCAAATGATTCTGGATCATCAGCATTAGCAACAACGTCATAAGCTAAAATATATTGACTACGTTGATTGATAGCAGTTTCAAAATAAAGACTATTTAGTTCAAAGTCTTTAGCAGTAACATCAGAACTTACTAAGAATTGCTCAAGGATTTGATCATCAGAATCAAGAACCACAACACCGAAGTATGTAGTATCATAATCTGATGGAGCAAATTCAAATTCATCCTTGAAAAGGACTGTACCAGTGATAGCACCAGTTGCCCAGTCATCAGCATTACAAACTGCAACTTTAAAATCGTTCCCTTTAAGACCTGGATATTTTGCTGCAAAGAGAATCTTCTGATTTTCATCAGTTGCTGCATAAGTGTAATCAGCTGCTGAACTTTCATTTGGAATGTAAAGAGTTGACGCAAATGCATTTGGGGTAGTATCCACTAAAGTGTCATCTGGAGCTTCTAGTGTTGCGTTTAATGCTACATCAGCATCTACCGAGCGGGTAACATAAAGTGTACTTCCATACTGAAGGAAGTTAGCTGCGGAGTACCAGTGAGTTGCTACTACATCGTTTGGTAATCCAAAAATACTAATAAGGTCTTTTTCATTAGTTACAAGTTTTCTATCAAAACATGGACCCCATTGGTAAGCACCTGCTACGCCACAAATTGATGTTGCGACTGCTGGAACCACTGTACTGAGATCAAGTTCTTTAACGTTTACGCTTGGGCTTAGTGCAAAGCTCATTTGTTTCTCCTTTTATATTTTATAAATATATGTACTATATTTATCATTTGGTCAATACTCATCTGTTTGATAATTATCTGGGAAGAATCCTACCGGTAAGAGATTATCCTCTATTTCCTGGATTGCCCCATTATATAATGAGCTAAGTATATTTTCCTGTTCTAGCCAAAGATCCACTAACGACTCTTGAGACATAAAATATGCCAAATGAATAAGAGGGGCTATCAGATCATCATGTTTTCCTTTTTCTGCCGAAAACGTTCCATTTGTTTGCTTGTTAAAATAAGTAAATTGTTGTATAG